GTGCAAGTAGTTTTAGAACACTGGCCAATAGGATACTACCAAGAAGTAGAATACATTGGAGTGGTTAAATACGACACGGATATATGTGCGTATTATCTTGATTTGATTAAGCCTCCTGCTGTTAGTGGCGAAACGATACCGGATGAAATCGACGGAATTAAAATTACAAGAGAAGACCCAGAAGATTTCGATACCAGATTCTACTTTGATGCTAGCGTTGATTCAGCAGCTATGACAGTTATAGGCAACATACACGAAAATTTGGATTTGTTGGAGGGGAAATAATGGCATACGAGAATTTAAAATTAGCAACCGCAGCGATTTCGGGAGATGTATATTTAACACGTATTTTAAAAAATGGCGTTATGAGTGATAATCGTAGAATTATCACAGACGAATGTTTAGCAGCAACGGCAGATTGGTTTCTGGCGAATGATAAAAGCTGTAAAAACTGGGAAGCAATCGGCGATGTTCACCCGCATTTGTTTTTTACAGGTGATCTAAATAAAGCGAAACGGATTAAAGCGATTCTTGAAGAAAAGGTGGCGGAATGAACGATAAAAAAAGTGAATTGACTGGCGCTGACTATTTGTTGTTACTATTCTATGTAAGCGGCGTTACTCACGATAAGTTTGAACCTATAGAAGGAAGAACACGAATTACCAAAATGATGTTTTTATTTAAAGAAGAGTGGTTTGATAGAATACATCTTTCTGAAATATCAGATCCTGAGCAATTACAATTATTTGAAGCTTATAACTATGGTCCTTTTTCAAATGATGTTCATGAGCAATTGGATTTATTTACAAGCATTGGTTTTATAAATGAGAAAAAAACAAAAATAAAATCAAATAAGGATATTGATTATGACTTTGCTCTAAAATCAGACTATGACAACAGTGAGGTAAATGAAATAGGTTGGCTTGATTCTGATGATGGATACGAAGTTACAACCTACAGTTTATCGAAACTTGGAAATGAATACGTAGAGAAAAAAATCTTTCCTGAATTAGGCTTCCATAAACAAAATGTGTTAACTAATCTTTCTGATTTGAAAAAGCAAATGAATTCAACATCAATTAATAATATTTTAAGTTATGTTTATGGTAAGTATCCTGAATATGCTGATTTAAGTGCTTTACTTCCTTTTAGCGTCGAAGAGGTGGCGGAATGAACGAGGAATGGTTTGAATTTGTAGGATACAGTGAGTCTCGAACGAAATACGTAAACATAGACGAACAACTAAACGAGCTTTGCAAAACACACGAGATTATCGAAGTCCATTTCAGTACGTATTCCTCTTCTGATTGGAACTATCTATCTGGAGGAACCGCTACCGCACTTGTGAGAGCAAGAAAGAGAGAGGTGGCAGAATGAAATTAAAATCAGAATTGAAATTAGAAGATATGTTTAATCGTGGTGGTAAATATACAGAGTGTGAAAATCCAGCTTGTAATAACGCTTATCATATCCTAAACGATCGTTGTTATATCATCTTAGGACAAAATAAACCGAACGGCGTATACGTCGATTTAGCGTTTTGTTCATTAGAATGTCTTATTCAAACAGACTCAATAGCTGACACACTTGTTATAGAGAAAATGACGGAAGAAGAAGCAAATTGAAGTACAAGCAACACCAAACCTATTCCTTTCAGGTAAGGCGTTTAAAACGTTCTGCACGAGTATTAATACTTAAAATCATTAAAAGATTGAAAGAGGTGGCTGAATGAGTATTTTAGCGTCTATAGGAATATTAGCTGTAGCAAGTCTCTTTACTTTAATCTTAATCTTTATTTTTGATAGGTATAAAAACAAAAGAGCCTTGAGGGATTTGCGAATCGGAGACGAGATAAAAGACAAGGGAGGAATAATCACAGAATATGGCGTTGTCGTGCAGATTTACAGCACGAGTCAAGAAGTAGTTCTGCTATGTTCAAGCGGAGGGCGCTTATTTAGAACTGTAAAACCGGGGGATTTTATTAAAACAGGTCTTCACTTCACTGTGACCGAATTAAACGAATATCGTTCTGACTACAGTAAGAAACTATATAAAGAAGCTGACGAATTGTTAAATAGTTACACAGCTTTTAATAGCAAACACAACAACTAAAGAGAGGAGCTGAAAAGAAGATGACTAAAACACACGAATTAAAAATAGCACCAGAATATTTTGCAGCTGTTACGGAAGGACGTAAAACGTTCGAAATTAGAAAGAATGACCGTGACTTCCAGGTAGGAGATACTTTGATTCTACGCGAATGGGATGACATGGATACAGGTCTTTACACCGTTGTTGAAGTAGTTTACATGACAGATTATGAGCAAAAAGACGGGTTTGTCGTCTTAGGGATTGTATAGGAGGAAATGAGATGAAATTAAAAATTTATAAATATCCTTTAGCAATAAAAGACTCTCAAGTAATTACACTGCCAGCGGAGAGCACCGTTCTTTCGATAAAAAATCAACATGAAGTGCCTGTTTTATATGCAGCGGTCAACACTGCTTGCGAAATCGAAGGCTATGTAAATATCGAGTGCCGTGGTACTGGTCAAACTTTAAACGGAAAAGAAGTTGCGGAAATTACAGAGACATTATTGTTTCAAAACGGAAATTTAGTGTTACATTTCTTTGCACAAAAATTTCCGCAAGTTGTTCGTCCAAAGGAGGTAAGGAATTGAACCTTTTTGAAAAACGAGATAAGAGACGCGTGGAAAGCAAGCAAGGTGAAGGAGGAGAGTAAATGAGCTGGTTTAAAAAAACACCGAAAATAATACAACCGGATAATTTACCAGATTTAATTCAAGTCGATAACTTAAAAGAATATGTTGTCGATTCATTCGAACAGAAGAAAAGGGATGCTAAAACGATTGAACAGCTGACTAGTAAAATAAGCGAACTTGAAGAGAGATTGAAAGAAATGGAGGTGCTAAAAGTAGTACTTTCAGAAAAAGATTCAGCGCTTAGATTAGCAGAAACAAATATTTATAGCATCACACGTAAAGTAGAACGAACGCAGCAAAAGTTAGATAATGCGACATCTGAATTAAACTCTTTCAAGATTTTGCAAGACACCCAAGCACGAAAAAATCAAGCAACCGAGAGAAGGGCGGCATCTAGTGCTAAAAAAGAATTTGCTAAAGAGTTGCAGAATTTAATAAACAACCACAAAGGCAATTTATCAAAAGCAACAGTTCTTAATTACATTGAGCAAATAGAGGATGTTGGAAATGGTATTTATTCATAAAAAAGCAGAGGAGGAATATAAAATGGCAATTTTAAAAAGCGAATTATACGCAGTGATCAGCAAAAAGGAATCAGAAATCAGAACAGAATATCTTGAAAAAGAACGACAAATCAAAACGGACGCTATTAACGCCTTTTATGAAAACGAGGAGTTAGACGAAACACTAGAATTATTTGTTAAACAATTACAAGAAATCAAGAAAACAGCTTCCTTGTTAGAACCTAAAATACAATCTTATTACACACCTGTCCACACTATTGACAACTTAGACTGGTTCGACGATGTGGACGCGTTAAAACAAAACTTGGGTCGTAACGTTTGGCGGAATGGCAAAATCAAGATATTCACTCCGGAAGTAAAAGAATTAGACTACAATAACGACAAAGAATGGATTTCTAGACTAGCCGAATTTCAACGCCTGACTGCGACAATCAAAGCTAATTCGCCAACTAAAGGGTACAAACTACTGAAAGAATTAGGCTTCGACGTATCTCATCTTGACCCATCACGCAAACCAAAATCCAGTGTACCGATTGTCTTGGACTTTGATACTACTAAGTTGGGGGTGAGTGAGTAATGCGGAGTGTTATACAGTTAGCTAGTGTTAACGATTATGTTGGGTACATGGTCTATATGAACAAAAAGGACTACAAATGGGCAGATGGTACCCCTTTATTGCCTATTAGTCTTGCGAGATATTATAAATATGGACACGGGACTTATGTTAGGGAATTTCACGAATCGAAAGAAATTCGTTGGGTGCCAAATAAATACGCCGAACTAACCCCGGGAACTGAGTTAATACCTTATATTGAGAAAACGAATTACTTTGATACTTACGAACCAATCAAATGCGACCTTCCATCTGAAAAAGAAAGTCGGGTTATCAAACAAGAAGCCTTTGACGCATTAGTCAAGCCCCAACATCGAATGAATGACGAAATCAGCCAACCATCACATTATACATCTGGAGGTATCGAACCAATCGAATTTATTCAAAGCCATAACATGAATTTTGAAAAGGGTAACGTCATCAAATACGTAACCCGAGCAGGTAAAAAGGAAGGTCAAACTGAGGTCAAGGACTTGAAGAAAGCTAGACAGTATCTTGACTTCTTAATTGGGAAATTGGAGGAGAAAGAAAAATGACAAAACAAATTATTATCAACGAAGCAAACAGTTTGCTTTACAGAAAAGGAAAAGAATTAAGTAAATCGATTATTAAAACACCAAAGGACCTTGAAAGATTCGCGATTGGTCTTGATAAATTATCGCAAGATATGTGGGACTATAAAAATGAATTGGAGGCGATTAAATGAGTATTTTTGCTGGCGATAAGATAGAGGTGCAGGATAGAAGTAGTGTAGCTGAATTATGTGTCGACGGAGAGCAGTTTCATGTTCTGATTAATAACAATGGTTTGCTTACTGTCGAAGGTGAAGACGGATTTTCATCCTTTAACATACCAGCAACTCAAGTCAAGAAAGTAAAAGAAAATAGGAATAGTCAATTAGTAAATGAGCTATATGAACAATCAGATTCTGTGAATTTTTATATATATGATGTTGATATAGATAAAGCTATTTTGTTTGTATCTAACGCAGGTAAAGCGGAATTTAATGAGGCGAACAACGAAAAATGGTTTTCTGCAACAAATGGAAAAATAACTGCTGTTGCATTTTTGAAAGGGGATGATTAAAATGTCAACATTATACTCAATTCAAGGGAAATATCAACAGTTGTTAAATCTAGCAGAACAGCTTGATCCAGAATTACTAAAAGATACCCTTGAAAGTATCGATGATGAACTAGAAACGAAAGCTGAAAACGTAGCATTTGTTATTAAAGAGCTAGAAGGTCAATCGCTAATCTTAGAAAAAGAAACAAAGCGTTTAGCTGAACGGAAAAATACTATTAATAATAATGTGAAGCGACTGAAACAATCGTTATTTGATGCAATGATAACTGCCAATAAGCAAAAAATTAAAACAAACTTATTCACATTAGATATCCGGAAGAACCCGCCAAGCCTCATTGTAGAAGACGAAAGCAAACTGCTGAATTACCTGATTGAACAACCAAAAAAATTAGATAAAACAAAATTAGGAGATGATTTGAAGAAAGGTATTGAGGTACCAGGTGCGAAAATTATTCAAACAGAAAGATTGCAAATAAGATAAGGAGGGGTTTTGTTGGAATTTATTCAATCGGAAGAAATGAAGAGGTCAGAGTATTTTAATATTATGATTTATGCCAAACCAGGTGCAGGTAAAACAACTACAATTAAATACTTAAAAGGTAAAACGTTAATGTTAGATTGCGATGGCACGTCAAAAGTTTTAAGCGGGTTGCCTGATATCACAATTGCAACATTGAATCCTCGTAATCCCGTGCAAGACATGGCAGATTTTTATGGATATGCAAAAACACACGCGGATGAATACGACAATGTAGTAATTGATAATTTGAGTCATTATCAAAAACTGTGGTTAATGTTCAATGGAAGAAATACTAAATCAGGGCAACCGGAGTTACAACATTATGGGATATTTGATACACATTTAATTGATATGATTTCCGTATTTAATAACTTAGCAAACACAAATATTGTTTATACCGCATGGGAAAATACACGACAAATTCAATTAGAAAGTGGTCAACTTTATAATCAGTTTTTACCGGATATTAGAGAAAAAGTAGTTAATCATGTGATGGGAATTGTTCCAGTAGTTGCGAGATTAATACGAAATCCTGAAACTGGACAACGAGGCTTTCTACTAACAGAGAATAATGGTAATTTTGCAAAAAACCAGTTAGATAATAGAGAATTCGCCTTACAAGAAGACCTATTCAAAATTGGTGATATTGATGCTAAAGCTTAGAGAATATCAACAAGAAATTATAAATGATGTAAAGGGGGCTTTTTTACAGGGATATAACAGACCATGTGTCGTTGCTCCCTGCGGTTAGGTGCTGGCAAATCGGTTATTTTATCAGAAATAATTCGTATGACAACAAATAATAAAAACCATGTTCTTTTCCTAGTACACCGAAAAGAGTTGATTGACCAAATTAGAAACACACTCATTATGAATGAAGTGGATATGGAATTTGTCAAATTGGGTATGGTTCAAACGATAGTTAGACGTCTAAACAAAACTTCGGAGCCTTCGTTAATCATAATTGATGAAAGTCATCATGTGTTAGCAAATAGCTATAAAAAAATAATTCATCACTTTTCTAAAGCGAAGGTTGTTGGATTTACTGCAACGCCAGTGAGGATTAATGGAGGTGGTTTAGGAGATATAAATGACACATTAATCGAAAAAGTTAATGTGAAGTGGTTAATAGAAAATCAGTTTTTAGCACATTATAAATACTATGCTCCTGAAACCGTTCAAACAGAAACATTAAACGTTAAACGAACTGGCGAGTTTGATATGACTAGTCTTGATGATCAATTCAATAAAAGAATGATTTGGGGGGATGTGATTAAACATTATCAGAAATTAGCAGATGGCGAGCAGGCAATTCTTTATGCTAGTTCGATATATCAAAGCGAAAAAATGGCAGCGAGTTTTAATGCAGCAGGCATTTTATCAGCACATATTGACGGTAAAACACCTAAACCCATTCGAGATGACATTATAAAACGGTTTCGAGAAGGAGAATTAAAGGTCCTTTGCAATCTGGACCTTATAGGCGAAGGCTTCGATGTTCCGGATTGTTCTACAGTGATTATGCTAAGACCTACGCAATCATTATCGCTGTACATTCAACAATCGATGCGCGGCATGCGTTATAAACAAGGTAAAACAGCAACCATCATTGACCACGTTGGTAATGTAAAACGTTTTGGTCTGCCAGATATGGAACGAACATGGTCCTTAGAACCTCGTAAAGGAAGTAACTCCACAAAAGCTGAGGCACCTGTGAAAATTTGCAAAGAGTGTTTTATGACAGTTAGCCAGACAGCAAAAAAATGTGAACATTGTGGACATGAATTCAAAGTAGAATTAAAACCAATACAAATTGATGAGGCAGCGGAGCTACAAGAAATAACAGAAGCCGTTTTTAAAGTGAATTATAGCAGTCCAGACGAATGTAAAAACATGAAAGAATTATATGAATATGCAAAAGAACACAATTATAAAAATGGATGGGCATTCCATCAAGGAAAAGCACGAGGATTTATCAAATAAAAAAACGAAAGAAGGAATTTAAAAATGTTTAAAGTAGATCATAATGATGTTTTCACAAATGGAGTAGAAAATGGTACGTACGAGGTTGTTTTATATAATGCAAATGAAGACGCAACAAAAAGTGGTGCTGAGTTCATTAATATTGATTTAATTATTCGCAACGATGTAAATCAAAAATTTCAAAATGCACATATCTTTCACAGAGTGTGGAAAGCAAAAGCAACAAATGAATATAGTCAAACGGCATTAAATACAATTGCGAAAGCTATCCAACTCCCAAATGGAAAAGACTATAACACAGTAAACGAACTGCTACAAGACTTGTTGACTAAAACCTGCCAAGTTACGGTGAAAAACGAAGAATCTGAATATAATGGACAAGTTTATAAAAATCTAAATGTAAAGGCATGGGCTGAAAGCAAAATTACTGGACCTCTACAACATGTGTTTAAAAAGAAAGAAAACGAACCAACACAAGTAGAAATAAGTGAAAACGATTTACCGTTCTAAACAATGAAAGGAGCGCACAAACGTGTATGAACAAATTCCAGACGAATTAAAAAAATTAAAGCAATGGTGCGCTTTTCAACTGGTTTGGGATGAAGAGCGTGGCAAAAATAAAAAGATACCAATGAACGCAAATACTGGAGCATATGGCAATAGTGTAGACGAGCGAACTTGGGCAGATTTTGAAACTGCCCTTGCTTCACTCGAAAAGTATCAATTCGATGGGTTAGGATTTTACTTCAAGGCGCCGTATTTTGGCGTGGATATAGACGACATAAAAGACGATATTCAAGATTATTTATATGGAAATACTGAAAATATTGCTGGTGAGTTTATTCAAACGTTAGCTAGCTACACTGAGTACAGTGTGAGTGGGACGGGTATTCATATTATTGCAAAAGGCGATTTTCCGGAAGGTGGTCGGCGCAAAGGTAATATTGAAATGTACCCGGACGGTCGGTTTTTCGTTATGACTGGTCAAGTAATTGATAACTACAGACAAGTAAATGAAGCGACATCAGCAATAAAAATACTGCATGAGAAATATATCGGAACAATTGAAAACACATCACTAACTAAGCATCAAAATTCATCAAATGATTTGTCTGAAAGTGAAATATTGGAAAAAGCATATAATAGCCAAAATGGTCCATACTTTAAAACATTGTACGAGGGAAATTGGGAAGCATATTACGCTTCGCAGTCAGATGCAGATCTAGCTTTTGCAAATATGTTAGCTTTTTGGACAGCAGCAGATTATGACAAAATGGATACTATTTTCCGAGATTCAGGGTTGATGCGTGATAAATGGGACCAAAAACGAGGGCAAAACACTTATGGACAAATAACATTAGGTAAAGCTATATCAGGTTGTTCAGAAGTTTACTCGCCTAAACAGAGTGGCAACAGTTACAATATCAACTTAAAGTCGCGTAAAAATTGGGCGCAATTATTAAATGAAAGACGTAAAAAAGAATTAGAAAAGCTAAAAGAAGAATGGTTAATAAGTGGTGGGAAAGGAAAACAACCAAGCGTTATATCACCAATTGGTTGTGCCATTATACTAAAAGAATTCTTCCGTTTCTGCCTATTTAATATGAACGAAAACACTCGATTAGCTATGTATTTAGAAGAAGATGGCATTTGGACACAAAATGAGACTTACATTCGACGTTTTATCGGATTTTTAGAACCAACACTGAATGCAAATAAAGCGAGTGATGTTATTTATCATTTGTGGAAAGGTGCCGAAGTAAAAGAAAAAACAGTATCAAAGTATCTTATACCAGTTAAAAACGGTGTATTCAATCTTAAAACAAAGAAATTAGAAGCCTTCACGCCTGATTATGTATTCACTTCCAAAATAGCTACGCCATATGTTGCAAATCCACCGAAACAAAACATAAATGGGTGGGATGTTCATACATGGCTGGATGAAATAGCATGTGGTGATGAACAAATAACATCACTGTTGTGGCAAGTTATCAGCGCATCCTTGAACGGAAATTATTCACGAAAAAGTTCTATTTGGTTGCTAGGAGATGGAAATAACGGTAAAGGGACTTTTCAACAGTTATTGCGTAATTTAATCGGAAATTCTAATATTGCAACACTAAAATTACCGCAATTTCAAGAACGTTTTTCCTTATCAATTTTAGAAGAAAAAGTATGTTGCATCGGTGACGATGTCCCAGCTGGTGTGTATATTGATGATTCTTCCAATTTTAATTCTGTTGTAACAGGTGATGAAATTATGGTGGAGCAAAAAAACAAACACCCATATAGCGCAAATTTTCATATGACAGTGATTCAGTCCACTAATGGTATGCCTAAAATGCGTAATAAAACAGATGGAACATATCGCCGTTTTATTATCGTTCCATTTAAAGCTAATTTAAAAGGTGGAAAAGACAATTGGAAGATTAAAGATGAATATATACAGAATAAAGAAGTATTACAATATATTTTATTTCATGCAATCAATATGGATTTTGAACGATTTGTTGAACCAGATGTATCAAAAAAAATCATGGAGGAATATAAACTAGATAACGACCCGATTTTAGATTATTACGAACGTATTTTTAAAGAATATAAAAGTACTAGAATTCCGCTTTATGTTGTCTACGAGTTTTACAAGTATTTTTGCGAATCAAATAATTTAAAACCAGTTGGCGATCGCTCGTTTTATAAACGTTTTGGTGAAATTCTTTCAGAAGAAGGTTGGGAAAAAGGTAAACATAAGTTAAGCGGTAAGTTTGACCCTGCAGATACTCCAACAGGAATACATCCTTACCGTTACCAACAACCAAAGGATTCCGTCACTTATGTGTGTTTCATAAAAAATAATACATTGAAAGTTGTTTGATTTTTATAAAAAAGTTACCGAAAACACCCAAAAGTTACCGTAAGTTACCGTAAATAAAATTTGGGTAACCGCGAAACACTAACAGACTCTAAGCGTTAGAAAGAAAAGTTACCGAGTTACCGTTTTACCTCAACTCTTTATACTATTTATAAAAAAAGTAAAAAATATAAAGAGTTGACATTTTTCGGTAACCTCAATAAAAAACGTCCAAAGTACTAGAGTCGCAATCGATTTCAAGGTTACCCATTACGGTAACTTTTCATTTTCGGTAACTTCGATTTCAGGAGGTATAAAATGACAGCAGAAATGGATATACAAAATTCTATACGCTTAGCCTTAGCGAAAAAAGGACATTATGTTTTCAGAGCAAATGTGGGAAAAATCAGAATGCCGAATGGACGTATTTTTGACACAGGTTTACCAAAGGGGTTTCCAGATTTATTCGGTTTTCGTGGGACGGATGGAAAAATGTTCTTTATTGAAGTGAAAAACGAAATCGGGAAGTTAAGGCAAGAGCAGAGAAACTTTCAACAAGCGATGGAAATAACACCTGCCTTGTGTGGAGTAGCTAGGAGCGCAGAGGAAGCATTGCAGATTGTTGAGGGGTTACATTGATGACAGCATAAGGAGGAGACTATGAAACTATATCATACAGAAACACAAGAAGATTATAACGCATTGATGATTGAGTTGGAAAAAGAAGGTTATAAGTGGAATGAAGTTGAAAAAGCTACCGAAAATAATGCGTGGGATGTATTTAAAAATAATACTGTTGTGATAAAGGAATGTGACGCCGATCTCGGATTTGCCTCGAAAGGATACTGCGAGAGAATTTACATTGATACGCCAATTCAAAAATACAAAGCAAAGCTAGATAAAATTGCAAAGTATCACGATGACGCTGCAAATATCGCGAAGGCAATGTCTGTCAATGGAGTATCTATGAAAAACGATAATAACGACAAAGTAAATAATCCCGTGCATTATACAACAGGCGGTATTGAAACGCTTGACTACATTAAAGCTAAAGTAAAGGATTATCCGAGCTATGCTGCTGGGAACATACTTAAATACGTTTCCCGCTACGAACATAAGAATGGCATTGAAGATTTAAAGAAAGCGCGGTTTTATTTGAATGATTTAATTGAGTGGATGGAGAGTGATTAAATGTCAAAACGATTACGACAAGCACATTATATATTAATTGAAGATGAACTTCGTTACTATCATTCTACAAAAAAAGAAATACTAGAAAAACGTGCAAACATCGTCATGGGATCAGTACACCAAGAATTCAAAGACGAAAATCAAGGCGGTGGTTCATCTGGGCAGATATCAAATGAAGTGGAACAACGTGTGATGTTATTACAAATGGATAGGGAAATACAAAGGATGTCTGATACTGTGAGAGCAATTGAAACAGTATTGAATACTTTGTCTGATGAAGATAAGCAACTTGTACAATTCAGATATTGGGATAGGAGTAGACCAACATGGTTATGGATTGCGTGTAAGTTGAATATTAGTGAAAGCACAGCAAAAAGAAAACGGAAAGAGATTATTTATAAAATTGCTGAAAGACTAGGATATTAAAAAGTTGACCCGTTTATGACCCGTTTGACATGTTTTTCCGTGCTAATATTATAGAGTAGAGAAGTGAAGATGATTACAAATAAAATAATATATTAAGTCTGCACTTCACTTCTCATCTATAATCACATGATGATATAGCAGGAGGTTGCTATATTGCCGGACAGAGGCTTAGTATCTGATCGTTGGTCTTGATGGGAGACGCATCTCATTCCAACTTCACTAGTCCCAACAAGAGACACCTTCTTGTTCAATCTCAATACTCGTGATGGTCTGGTATATCAAAGGGCTGATTACAACCAACTGCAAGGTACAAATCCTTGCCGAGTATATAATATCCAGTCTCATGCTGTACGCAGTATGTAGATACCTCAGCCGAATTGGTAAGCACTAAGCATATTAAATGAGGAAACAAAAGACAAGACGAAGACGTTCGTCACCGTAGAAGTCAGCTGGTTTCATAACTACGGATACATAGAACAATGAAGTCCAGCACATTCGTGTTGGGCTTTTTATATAGGGGTGGATTAATGCTAACACAAGCAGAACGTCATACATTCTATAAGTCAAAAGCATGGGTAAGCATACGTAAAGAAGTATTAAAGCGTGATAACTATGAATGTCAAGAGTGCAAGAGGCAAGGCAAGGTGTTTACTGATTATCATGACCCAGACAAGCACAAAAGACTCGATGTGGACCATATCAAGGATTTAGAACATCATCCTGAACTAGCGCTTGATATAGATAATCTCACTACTCTGTGTGTAAAGTGCCATAACAAAAAACATAATCGTTTTCAATTTAGAAGGAAGATAAATAAATGGGTGAACGATGAACGATGGTGAGACCCCCGGGTCAAAGGTTTGCGCTTTAATTTGGCTCTGGGGAACGGTGTGGGGGTCTTCTCCGCAGAAATATTAAAAAGTCTCATGAAGGAGGGAGGGTTAAAAGTGGAATATAACATAAAGAAATTGGAAAAAGAATTGTTATCAAATATTGATACTACTAGTCAGAAAGAACTCGAAAAAGTTAATCGTTATATTAATTTAATACGTATATATTACGAGTTAGACAAAAGCATTGAAATGGATGGTGCTGTTGTTGTCACTGAAAATGGCTCGCAAAAATTCACGAAAACTAATCCAGCAATACAAGAAAAAAATCGAATCAACACTTCATTATTATCTATTGAACGGTCTTTTATATTCAAAGGCGAAAATGATAATCAAGATGGCAGTGACTTGATATGATATCAAATAAACACGTTGATAACTATATACAGTCGTATGAAAGTGGAAAAATACTACTCAATAAAGAACGAATCGATCTAATAAATTACTTGCAAGGACATGTTCTTAGTAGAGATGATATATATTTTGATGAGACACAGATAGAAAATTATATTGCTTTTAGTGAAAAATGGTACTTCCCTTTGGACAACTGGGAAAAATTTATTGCACCATTTATTTTTTTATATTTTAAAGAAGACGATGAACTTTTTTATGAAGAGTTCTTTATAACACTTGGTCGCGGTGGCGGTAAGAACGGATTTATAAGTACATTATCAAATTATTTTATAAGCCCGCTACATGGGATTAACAATTACGATGTTTCGGTAGTGGCGAATTCCGAAGATCAAGCGAAAGTTAGTTTTAAAGAAGTATTTAATACAATAGACGGAAATCCTAAATTGGAAGGTAGCTTTGACGCATGGAAAGCACAGATTATTGGAAAAGGAACCAACAGTGTTTTTAAATTTCAAACGTCAAATGCAAAAACTAAAGATGGTGGTCGTGAAGGCTGTGTTATTTATGATGAAACACATGAATATGAAGATAGACAAATAATTGATGTATTCTCTGGAGGACTTGGTAAAGTCGCAAATCCCAGAGAATTTTTTATTGGCACTAATGGATTTGTAAGAGCGGGATTTTATGACAAGTTGGAAGAACGTAGTAAAGCAATTTTAAGTGGTGAAAATCTTAACGACCGCATGTTTCCTTTTATTTGTAAGCTAGATGATCCAGAGGAAGTCAAGAATGAAGATATGTGGGGAAAAGCAAATCCTGCTTTTGAAAAGCCTTTAAGTCCTCGTTCTAAACGCTTACTAAATAAAGTTAGAAAACAATATGAGGCATTAACGAATAATCCAAGCGGCAGAGAAGCGTTCATGACTAAGCGAATGAACCTTCCAGAAGTAGATTTGGAAAAGGTAGTAGCCCCTTGGGAGGACATTCTCGCAACTAACCGGGAAATGCCAGAACTTCAAAACCGAGCTTGCATTGGTGCATTTGACTATGCAAGCGTTAAGGACTTCGCAGCTGTTGGATTGCTGTTTCGTGTAGGTGACGATTACATTTGGAAAACCCATTCTTTTGCTAGAAAAGGATATTTGGATGTTGCAAACCTTAAACCACCTATCAAAGAATGGGAAAAACAGGGATTACTGACGATTGTTGATGAACCTACAATCGACCCCCGTCATGTTGTCAATTGGTTTGTTGAAATGCGAGAAAGATACGGTATTCAAAAAGTAATTGGAGATAATTTCCGAATGGACCTGATGCGACCATTGTTTGAAGCAGAAGGATTTGAACTGGAGATTATTAGAAATCCACGTGCAGCTCATAGTTTGCTAGCTCCGCGAATTGAAACACTATTTGCTAATCATCGCATTGTATTTGGAGATAATCCGTTAATGCGTTGGTATACAAATAATGTTGCAGTGAAAATCAAATCGGATGGAAATAAAGAGTATCTAAAAAAAGACGAGCACAGACGTAAAACTGATGGATTTCAGGCTTTTGTCCATGCTCTTTGGCGTGCGGATGAAATAGAAGATATGGATGTAGAAGAGGTATTGAACATGCTTAACGCGATTGCATTTTAAGCTGAATAACTATAGACCTAAATGTTTGGATATGGTGGAAAGTGCATACTTTCCTGCTAGTTCCGCAGTAACTAACAGCGAAGCGGAAGCAACTTTGTCAGCTATTTGTTTTACTTTTTTCCATGATTCGTTGTCTCTGATATTATCTAAAAATAAATGACCTTGCCAGGTAATAGCTTCTATTGAAACATCGTATTTAGAACCCGACTGTAGGAAAGTTCTAGTTGTTAAGAAACCAGCTTCGCTTAACTTTTCTATACAGTAGTTTACGTCATCTGAACCAAATTGCTTGTGTGCATTAAAGTCTAATAATTGATCATAGGCTAAATATCCACCATAAGGCATTCTTTCTTCTATATCTAGCATAACTTGACGAACGCAGTCTTGATTTAAACGCAATATAATCACCTCCCTATTTTAAGGTGATTATATCACAAGGAGGTGATAAATTGGGACTCTTTACAGAACTATTTAAAAGAAACAAAGAAATTGAGTGGATGTGGGATTTGGACTTTTTAGAGGACAAAACTACCAAAGTCTACTTAAAGAAAATGGCTTTAAATACATGTGTAAAACATATAGCCAGAACCATTGCAAAATCTGATTTTAGGTTAAAAAACGGGGAAATTAGTGTGCGGGATAAATTGTACTATAAGTTAAACGTTCGCCCAAACACAGATATGAGTTCAAGTACTTTTTGGGAGAATGTTATTTATAAGCTAATCTATGATAATGAATGCTTAATTGTCCTTTCAGATACGGACGATTTTTTAATTGCTGACAGCTATGTAAGAAAAGAATTTGCATTCTTTCCAGATGTTTTTGAAGGTGTCACAGTGAAAAATTATTGTTATGAACGCAATTTTAGTATGGATGATGTTATTTTCTTAGAATATGGAAATGAACGATTGTCAGCATTCACGGATGGGATGTTCGAGGATTATGGAGAGTTGTTCGGAAAAATGATTCGCGCACAAATGCGTAATTTTCAAATTCGTGGAGCTGTAAATTTCAAAATGGCTGGCTTGGCAGATAAAGATAAACAAACAAAACTACAAGAGTACATTGACAAAATTTATGCGTCGTTTAACAACAATGAAATTGCTATTGTTCCTCAATTGGAAGGCTTCAATTATGAAGAATTTGGAGCAACGAGTGTAAACAGTAGTCAAAACTTTGATGAAGTTAAAAAGCTCCGAAAGGAAATGATTGATTATTTGGCAAGTGTTCTCGGCATTCCTTCTGCTTTGTTGCATGGTGACATGGCAGATTTGAGTAACAATATGAAAGCTTATATGGAATATTGTATTGATCCTCTCACTAAAAAGCTAGAAGATGAATTAAACGCTAAATTATTTACTTCCAACGAGTTTTTAGCAGGTGAACATATCAAAATCATACACAAAAAAGACATTATAGAAAATGCAGAAGCTGTAGATAAGTTGGTTGCTTCTGGTTCATTTAATCGTAATGAAGTTCGAGAATTATTGGGCGCTGAACGAGTAGATAATCCGGAATTAGATAAATATTTAATTACTAAAAACTATCAGTCAGCTGATGAAGGAGGTGAGAATGAATGACGAAAATTGAAGTCAAAGGTCCTATTATTGGAAATGATGACAAATGGATTTATGATTGGCTGGATATGGAAGCTACGTGTGCAAATGATATCAATGAAGCTTTGGTAAATGCGTCAGGTGAAGTTGAAGTTTGGATAAATAGCAATGGTGGAGATGTGTTTGCTGGTAGTGAAATTTATACAGCATTAAAATCATACAATGGCAATGTAGTTGTAAAAATTGTTGGAATGGCGGCAAGTGCAGCATCTGTAATTGCAATGGCTGGAAATGAAGTATTAATTTCTCCAACTGGTCAAATGATGATTCACAATGTTCAGTATGGTGGAAGAGGTGATTATAGAGAGTTAAAAAAAGCCTCTGAAATTGCTCAAAATGCTAATATATCCATTGCTAATGCCTATCAGCTAAAAACGGGAAAAACATTAGAAGAACTGTTAAATATGATGGGAGAAGAGACATGGCTAAATCCTCAACAGGCTGTAAAGTTAGGATTAGCAGATGGTGTAATGTTTCAAGAAAATAGCGAAACACCAAAATTAGTAGCAAGTACAGGCGGTATGTTACCACAAGCTACATTAGATAAAGTTAGGGGACTGAAAGATACTAATGGTAAACAATCAATTTTAGAAGTATCTTTATCAGCGGAACAAATTCATAGCATTGTAGAAGATGCAATTGCAAAATTAAAAAATGAAGTGATACTTGATGGGAAAACTTTGGATCAACATATCACTGAACAGGAAAAGAAACCAAAAGAGCCAGAAATGAATGGGCTAAAACGGTTTCTTTTTTAATACCCAAAAATAGGAGGAAATAGATTATGACTATCAAATTAAAAAACAACCTTGTAAATTACGAGGAAAAACGAACAGCTTTTGTTAATGCTGTTAAAAACGAAGAGACACAAGAAATTCAAAACAAGGCTTATGTGGAAATGGTAGATGCCATGGCTGCTGATATCATGGACCAAGCTAAAAAAGAAGCGCGTCAAGAGGCGGACCAGTATATTTCAGCTAGCCGAACAGACAAAAATATCACGAATGAAGAAATTAAATTCTTCAATGATATTAATAAAGAAGTTGGTTACAAAGAAGAAACATTGCTACCACAAACAGTCGTTGATGAAATCTTTGAAGATTTAACAACTGAACATCCTTTCCTTGCATCTATTGGAATGCGCACGACTGGTTTACGTACTAAGTTCTTAAAATCCGAAACTAGTGGCCTTGCTGTATGGGGCAAAATCTTTGGTGAAATCAAAGGACAATTGGATGCTACATTCAGTGAAGAAGAATCTATCCAGAATAAATTAACCGCTTTTGTAGTAGTTCCTAAAGACCTTGAAAATTTTGGACCTGTATGGGTGAAACGTTTTGTAGTTACTCAAATTGAAGAAGCGTTCGCAGTGGCGTTAGAAAGCGCGTTTATTATTGGTGATGGTAAAGATAAGCCTGTTGGTCTAACTCGCAAAGTTGGAAAAGGGACTAACGTAGTAGATGGTGTATATCCAGAAAAAGTTGCATCCGGAACACTGACATTTGCTAGCTCTAAGGTAACTGTTAATGAATTAACAGATGTATATAAATATCATTCCGTAAAAGAAAATGGCAAGCCGCTAAATGTAGCTGGTGAAGTTACGTTACTAGTCAATCCTACAGATGCTTGGGACGTTAAAAAACAGTACACAAGCTTAAATGCAAACGGAGTGTATGTGACTGCCTTGCCTTACAATTTAAATATCATTGAATCATTATTCGTTCCAGAAAAGAAAGCTATTTCTTATGTAGCAAAACGTTATGATGCACTTATTGGTGGAGCCTTGAATATTTCTACTTTTGACCAAACGCTTGCATTTGAAGATCTTAACTTATATGCTGCAAAACAATTTGCGTATGGTAAAGCTAAAGACGAAAAAGCTGCCGCTGTATGGACATTAAATATCAAACCAACAGATCAAACTCCGGAAGGGTGATTGTAAATGGCTAAATTTGAAGTATTAAAGAAATTCAAAGACAAAGAAACAAAAGAAGTATATGAAAAAGGAACTGAAATTGAATTGACTGTAAAACGTGCAGATGAGGTCGCTGACAATTTGGGAGCTTCTTTTTTAAAACGATTAGATGAACCAAAAAAAGATAAAAAAAAGTAGGTGCTGTACATGGAAGTATCAGATGACCTTCTTAAAAAATTTAAAGAACGTATGCATATTTCTCACAATAGCGAAGATAGCAATCTAAAAGAGTTGCTATCTTTTTCTATTGCTGATTTACAAGAAAAATGCGGGCTGTTTAATGTAGATGAACACTTTAGGGCAAGAGAATTGGTCATTGAGCGTACTAGATACGCGTATAACGATTCGATAGAATTCTTTAATGAAAACTTTCAATCACAAATAACTAGCTTAGGCTTCTCTCTCTATTTAGTTGAAAGTGGTGAATCTGATGAAGTTTCAGTTTAAACCTCAAAAAGTTCAGAGTGGCGATTTACGCACTCCGGTTGTTTTTTTTGAATATCAGCCGGTAAATGGTCCTGAACCAGGTGAAATAGAAAAAGTACATCTATTCGAATGTTTTGCAGAAGTTTATAAACCATCCATGAAAGATTTAGAAATTTTACATGGCACGGGAACAAAAGAAGCTGTCACAATTAATATTCGAGACACTAAAGGTGAGTATACAGTTAGTAACAAACATTATGTAGAAATATTAGATTATCGCTATTTGGGCAAAAGATTTAATGTGATTAATGTTAGCCCAGACTTGCAAAGTAATAGCTTTGTAAATGTGCTTCTGGGGGTTCAAACATGAGTGTAGAAGTTACTGGAGTAGGAGAGTTGGAAAGACAGTTAGTTAATTTATTTGGACGAGAAAACTTGCCACAATTAGTAGACCCTGCTCTAATTGCAGGCGCAGCCCTTGTTGCAAAAACACTTAAAAGTGAATTTGTTCAATTTAAAGACACAGGTGCATCGATTGATGAGATTAATATAGAAAAACCTTCGTATGACAAAGGGGTAAGAAGTATAAAGATTGACTGGAAAGGTCCTAAAGACAGGTACAAAATAATTCATCTCAACGAATATGGTTATACAAGGAATGGTAAAAAAATCACACCATCAGGAACAGGTAGTATTGCGAGATCACTAAGAATATCAGAGAGAGCTTACAGGCAAATTGTACAGAAGAAAATAGGTGTTAAATTATGATTGATATTTTGAACATCATATATACGACATTAAGTAAAAACGATATCATTCACACTACTTGCGAAGAGAGAATAAAATATTATGATTTTCCAAGCACGGGTGATTCTAACAAAACTTTCTTGTTAATCATTCCTTTAGATGTTCCAGTACCAACAAATTTTTCTAGTAACGAGGCTATGTGGGAAGATTTTTTAGTACAAATCGATGTACAATCTGACAATAGATTAATTGTTAAACAAATACAAGAAGAAGTCAGAAAAGAAATGAAACGAATAGGTTTTGGGCAACTCGCTGGTGGATTGGATGAATATTTCCCAGAAACAGGGCGGTTTGTAGATGCACGAAAATACAGTGGATTGCCATACATGCTATATCAATAAAAACAATAGGAGTGAAACAAATGATTACAACAATCGGATTTGAAAAAGCGACTTTCGGTATCTTTGATGAAAAAGATGAAAAAGTAACAAAAAAAGTAGAAGTAAATGGTAAAAATAAAAAAGGTGGTACGGTTGAAGCGGATATTTCTGGTCTTGATGCAGAAGCTATTAAAGTTTTTGCATCCAATGGTCCGTATTACATTTCGAAAAAAGGTTCTGGCGATGTTAAGCAAACGATTGGAATTATGGAACTACCTTTCGAATTAGGACAAGAGTTATTAGGTCGTCAAAAGAACGCAGATGGTATTGTAACTGTAGGGAAAAACACTGCTCCGCCATACGCTTCATGCGTAATGGAAAGTGAAACATTGCGAGGGGAACCGGTATTCTTTGCTTTACTAAAAGGAAAATATGGACAAGATGACGTTAAACTAAACACATCTGAGGATAAACCAAAGGAACCCGAGGCAACTAGTCTCACTGGCGAATTTGTTTATAATGACGCTGGGGACGTTTTTGCTATGGCTGTGGGCGAAGAATTCCGAGATAAAATTTATAAAATGGCTTTTCCTGGTTTTGTTGAAACACCAGTAGTACCGGAAGGATAAAATATTTTAAGAGTAGGTGAACTCCTACTCTTTTTTTATTGACAAAAATTATAAAAAAGGTGGAGAAAACATGATTAAATTAGAAATTTTTAACAAAGAAACAGAAAAGAAAGAGCTTTATGAGAGAGGAGATACCTCTGTAATTGAATTAGAAGACTACTGGAAAATGCAAGAAAAAATTAGAGAATACATTAACACTTCTGATGATCCTAAAAGAACGATGATTCTAGAAATACAGTTGAAATTCATAGTTAAATTATTTAACGACAAGAATTTGAGTGTGGATTTTCTTAAAAAAAATATTCCTTCAAAAAAATTAAACGATACTTTGGTGTCTGTCTTTCGAGAAATTTCACCAGAAGAGTATGATGTTGAAGATGACGAAGACGAAGAAGCAAAGTAATAACGCTTACCGAGTTTTTGTCCGATCTCGATGCAATTAGGCGTTACTGCATGAAAGAATATGGCTGGACAATTCGAGAAACGGACGATCAAGAATACAAAAAGTTATGTCGTCTGATAATCGAAAAAGAAGAAGCAAAATCAGAAAACAACAAAGTTTCACTTGTTGACTTTGTAGCACAATATCAAGATGTCAATTGAGGAAGGGGGTAAATAATGAATAAACTTCAAGGATTGTCGATTAACCTAGATCTAGATGCTACTAGAGTGGACGAGGGAATGAAAGGGTTGAAAAGGACCCTCGGTTCTGTGAATAGCGAAATGAAAGCGAACCTTTCAGCATTTGGCAAAGGAGAAAAAACCTTATCTCGATATGAAACAGAACTGGATGGACTTAATAAAAAGTTATCTGTTCAAAGCAAAATGGTTTCTCAAACTAAAAACGATTTTAAAGATTTAGAAAAACGAAATGCTTCTTTAAATGGAGAGTTGAAAGAGTCTAATAGAACGTTGACTGAGTCAAAAAAACGTTTTGAACAGCTTTCTAAATCTGGTAATGCAACTGAAAAAGAATTAAAAGAAGCGGAAAAAGAAGTCAACTCAAATCAAAAAGCATACAACAAACTTAACAAAGAACTACAACAAATGCCAAAAGCTTTATCAGCTGGACAAAAAGCAGTAAATAATGAAGTTGCAAATTACAATAATTTGCAAAGAAAGATTGATACTACCACAGAATCTTATAAGAAATTCAAGAGAGAGCAAGCTGTTAAAAGCTCACCGTGGGGCACAGTGACTCAAGATTTAGACAAGTATCAAAAAAAGTTAAATGAAACAGGTGATAAGCTTGTTGCCTTTGGAAAAAAAGGCAGTTTGTATATGGCCCCTGTTGCGCTTGGTTTAGGTTTTGCTACCAAAAAAGCGGCTGATTTTGAACAACAAATGTCGAATACTCTTTCTGTTATGTCCCCTGGCGAGGTAAATCAATATAAAGATGCATTAAGAGAACTCGCTATTCAACAAGGTGCAGATACGAAATACTCCGCCTTAGAAGCCGCGCAGGCACAAGAAGAACTTTTAAAGGCAGGTCTTTCAGTTAAAGATGTTATCAATGGCGGGCTTTCAGGTGCGCTTTCATTAGCAACAGCGGGTGAGTTAGATTTAGCTTCAGCGGCAGAAATCGCGGCTACAGTTTTAAACGCATTTAAGGATGATAATTTAAGCGTGGCGGATGCGGCAAACATTTTAGCTGGTGCGGCAAATGCTTCTGCCACTGGTGTAGAAGAAATGAGAATGTCTCTACAACAAGTTTCTGCTGTTGCCAGTGGTGTGGGGCTATCATTTGACGATACATCAACAATGTTAGCAGTATTTGCACAGAATGGTTTAAAAGGTTCGGATGCAGGTACCTCTCTCAAAACAATGCTACAAAGATTACATCCTACGACCAAAGCGGCATGGCAACAATTTGATGCTCTAGGTTTAAGTATTGTGGACAATGAAACTGCCATGAAAGTTTTGAAAGAAAATGGTGTAAAACCGCTTTCTAACGACACGGATAAATTGATGGGACAAATTCAAGATTTAGCTAAAAGTTTAGCAGGTCCAAAAGCAAGCGCTTCTAAAGTTAACAAGGAATTTGAAGAATTAACCGTTGCCACTGGAGCGGTTCACTCTGCGTTTTACGATACGAATGGGGAATTGAAATCAGCAGAAGAAATATCTGGTTTATTGCAAAGTAGCCTAAAAGACTTAAATTCTGAACAGCGTAGTGCGGCGCTGGGCGCTATGTTTGGCTCCGATGCAGTTCGTGCTGGGAATATTGCTTATCGTGAGGGCGCGGATGGAATAAAGAAAATGCGTACTGAAATGGGAAAAGTAACTGCTGATGATGTAGCAAAAATGAAAATGGATAACCTGAAAGGTACTATTGAAGAAATATCTGGTGCAATTGAAACCTTCGCAATAAGCATTGGAACATCGCTGACACCTGTATTACGTGGTCTAGGAAAGTATATTCAAAAAGCAGCTGATTGGTTCAATGGCTTAAATGATAATACAAAAACAATAATCGCTACTGCTGGAGTTGTTGCCGTGGCAATTCCAATAGCTGGACTAGCATTTGGATTTATCGCAAAAGGAGCAGCTGCAGCTATCTCACCTGTGAAGAAACTAACAGCCGCGTTAGCAGAAAACTCGGTTGTTGCCGGAACTAATGCTGCTACTACTCAACTTGCTGGAAACGCTTTGCCAGTCGCTGGAGGAAAAGGTAAAGGCTTCTTGGGTAAAGCTGGCTCGCTTTTTAAAGGAAGCAAAGGGGCAAAAGCATTATCTACAGCTGACTTGGCAGGCGATATTGCGAGTTATAGCAAATTCGGAAAAATCGGGGCTGGTTTGAAAGGCGTTGGAAAGGCATTACCTGGTCTAGGAATTGCATTATCTGCAACACAACTTATTGGTATTAATAAGAAAAATGCTGGCGATAAAGCTGGTAGCGCTGGTGGGAGCTTAGCTGGCGGGGCAGCAGGAGCCGCTATAGGAACAGCAATTGCTCCAGGAATTGGAACAGCTGTAGGTGCGGCAATAGGAGGTATTGCTGGAACTAAATTTGGACAGGCGTTCGGAAAAAAAATACAGAAGGAAATACCTGAATATAAAGCTAAATTCGATTTAATTTGGGAGGCACTTTCATTCTCAGCAAAAGAACATCCTATACTATTGAATCCAGTTAATCAAATTAACGATCAAATTAAAATGGTGAAAGCAGGATATGCGGCTATAAAAGATGCATTTGCTAATCCTTTAAAAACGGATATCTCTGGAAAGGGTATTAGTAAAGACACAGCAAAAAATGTAAATTCTTATAAAACTATGTCTCAAAATGCAATCTCTGAATTAAAGTATTTGGAAATGTCAGGAGATGTAATCACTAAATCTACATCTGCTAAAATTAGCAAAAATTATAATGGGATGGTTGCACTTGTAGACAAATCATTTGAGAAGACTAAAAAAAGTTCTGATAAGAATTTAAGTACTTTGTCAAAAAATAGCATGTTATCAGAAGCCGACATAAAAGCGGTTAAAGAGAAACAAGCGAAAATACAAAAATTGTCATTAGATGAAGTGAAGAAAAACAACGAAAAAATACAAAAATTAAATAAAGACATGGCTGCTAAAAATGCCGCTATTACAAAGAAAGAGAAGGCAGATATAAAAGCTATTAATGCAAAAGCTGCTAAAGAAGGTAGAGTCTTAACAGCTTCGGAAGAACAGCAAATCACAAGCATCAAACGTAATGCTGCAAATCAGAGAAAAGCTAGCAATCAGAACTATAGTAATCAAATACAAACAATTGCTAAAAAGCAAGAAACTGCTGTAGTTAGTTCTTTAAGTAAGTCTGCAAAAGAACAAAAATTAATATTAGGGAAACTGAAAGATAGTAGTGGGAAATTAAGTACAGAGCAAGCTTCAAAAGTCGTAAAAGAATCTAAACGTGCGAAAGATGGTGCTGTAAAAGAAGCAAACAGTAAATACAAAAAAGTTGTTGCCGCTGCTGATAAAGAATACTATGTGAATGGAACTATTACGAAAAAGCAGCATGATGATATTGTAAAAAAGGCTAAGAGTCAAAAAAATAAAACAATTAGTGAAGCAACAAAAATGCACACAGGTGTTGTTGATCAAGCGAAAAAACAAGCTTCTGGACATTTGAGCCAAGTGGACTGGGAAACTGGTCAATCATTGTCGAAATGGGATAATTTTAAAGCAGGGCTAGCGAAAGTAGTTAACTCTGTTACCGGCGGAATAAATAAAGTATTAAAGTTTTTTAGTTTACCTACAATTCCTGAGTGGAAGCCTGCTGGTTATAATAATAATACTAAAACTTCGAAACCTTCTAGCAAAAGAACCTCATACGGCAGTCAGTTAGCAATGGATTACAAGGGTTCTAATAATGCGTCCGGACAAATTATGGCTGGCGAAGAAGGATTTGAGATTGCATATAATAAACGCAAAGCACAAGCTCAGATTTTAGGTGCAAATGGTGCAGAGATAACGCATGTTGCGCCAGGCACAAAAATTTTGAACCATGCAGATTCGAAAAAAGTCATGCAAGGCGGACTTGGTAAAACATTACCTGGATTTGCAAATGGTAATTCAACAATCAATGATTTCTTAAGTGATGCTTGGGATGGGACAAAAGCGGTAGCTGGAAAAGTAGTTGATTTTTCTAAAAAAGCCTTTGATTGGGCAACACATCCTATCAAAAATTTAAATAAACTTTTTGGTGGCTTGTCTGTTGGCGTTAAAATGGGGAACGATGGTAATTTAGGCTCTGACATGCTGAACTATTTGAAAAACAGTATCGGCGCACCTTTGGAAAAAATGCTGTCTGGTTTTAAAGAAACGGCGCCAGTGGCAGGACCGGCTGGGAAAGGCGCTTCAGCGTGGTCTAGTGTTATTAAGAAAGCGGCTCTAGCTATGAAAGTGGATTTGTCCGGTGGTGAATTAAAAGGGATTATTGCACAAATTCATCGTGAATCTGGCGGGAATGAAAAAATAACTCAGTCATCTGCTGTTGTGGATGTTAATACATTATCAGGTAATCCGGCTAAAGGGTTACTTCAATATATCCCACAAACATTCAATGCATATAGAATGAAAGGTCATAATAATATTTTTTCTGGTTATGACCAGTTACTGGCATTCTTCAATAACTCGTCGTGGAGAAACGACCTTCCATACGGAAAAAGAGGCTGGGGACCACGAGGACATCGTAGATTTGCTAATGGTGGTTTTGTAAACAAAAATGAAATGATAGAAGTTGCTGAGAACAATAAGCCAGAAGTAGTCATACCGCTTACTCGGAAAAATCGAGCAGTTCAATTAATCAAAAAAACAAAAGAAATCATTGGAATGAACGATGGAGGAAGTGTTGTTGTCAATAGTCCTGACAATTCTGACATGATTTTATTGCTTCAACAGCAGAACCAGATTTTAATGCAACTGCTTCAAAAAAATAGTGACGTGTATATGGACATAAATAAGGTCGGAAGTTTAGTAGAACCTGTAATTACAAAAACGCAGAACAATCGTATAAGTAGAAAAGACCGAGTTCAGGGGGTTAGAACGACGTGACTAAAATAGGATTTACGTATGCTGGAATCCATAGTAATGACATTCCAGCAGTTGTTAATAGTATCAAAAGAAATGCAATCAATATTACTGAGAATATCCAAGAAGTACCTGCCAAAATCGGTGGGTACTTCTTTGGAAATTCCATAGGTACTAGAAGCTTTGACATTAATATTACGCTTATGGGAAAATCAGAAACTGAACGAGTGGAAATAGCACACGATCTTAATAATTTAATCATTCAAACTAATAGTTTTGAAAGCGAAATAATCTTTGATGATGAACCGGAATGGATTTATTACGGTCATTTTGCTCAAATGGCAGAGTTAACGGAATTACAGACAGATAATTATACAACAACCATTACATTTATATGTAGTGATCCTCGTGGATATGGAGAACAACAAGAAATTAGTTTACCTGAAAGCCCGGCTATAATCGAGGTGGCGGGTTCGCAATTAACAAGTCCAATTATTCATGCGATAGCAACTGACGATTTAACTAGTCTATCATTTGCAACAGATGATGATTATATATTTCTAGGGGCTGATATTGACCCCGATACAGGACAAACAGCTGTGAAAATGTATGAGAACGTGTTGTCCGATAGAGCAAATGACATGACGTTGTGGGATGGTATTGGGCAAAGTAATATTACTTGGGAATTAGAAAATGGTAAACCTGCAAAAACAAGTTCATTTAAACAAACTATAAACACCATTCGCGTAAATTCTTATGGTGCTAAAACTGAAACTGTGCCATACAAATCATGGAGAGGTCCTGTAATGAAACGAATGTTGACGTCAGAATTAGACAATTGGAAAGTCACCGCTCGATTGGCAAATATTACTCAAAAATACCCACGCGCTAGAACAAAAATAGAATTGTATTTGTTAGACAAAGATAGCAAACGCATGGGTAAATTTATGATTAAAGATGCCCAAAATGGGAGAGCTATGAATTTGGGACTAGAGATTGGGAGAACAACGAAAGATAGATATCTTTTTGCTGCAACTGAGGGGAAAGTAGTTAAGAAAAAGAATACGAAAGTGGTTTATTCAAAAAAAGTACAACAAACAGTGAAGTATACAGAAAAAGGTAAAACAAAGACTAAGCAAGTTTGGAAAACAATAAACACAACGTATGAAGTTGGAAATAACTATAATGAATTTTCAGATGCGTACTTTAACCTATCTATTGAAAAGCGTGGACAGTTGTTTATTGCGGAAATAGTTAAATTGAATGATAAAGGCAGTCAAGCTTGGAAACGAACCTACAAATGGAAAGACTCAAATAACAAATTTGCTACTAAGTTAGCAGGCATCGGAATTTACATGGCAAAAATGGATATTCCAGAAGATTTTAATAATCAAACTTACAAAGACAATGATGTTGTTTTTTGCGACTTGGTTGTACAAAAAGTTAATCCAGAAGCAGATATTAAAAATAATCCAGAGGTTATTATCCATAAAGGTGATGAGATTATGATTGATTGTGAAGCTGGGGTCATAATGAAAAATGGTTCAGTGTTTATGGAAAATTTAGCAATTGGAAGTTCATTTCCTTCGTTTTTTGGTGGCTATCAAACTCCAGTGGCTTTCAGCGAAGGAGCGGAGTGGTCCATAGAATATAGACCAACGACATATTAGGAGAGGAGGTATAGAATGTTAACAATTCTAAATAGACAAAGAACAACTGTAGGCGTGTTATCTAATGACATGCCTTTTTCGTGTCCTTTTTGGGATGATGAGAGAAATGAGAAGCTTGAAAACTTTGATGACACATACACTGTTACCATCCCCGCAGAACATGAAATGGCTGAACATATTCACGAAGGTAATTATATTTTGTTTGAAGACGAACAAGCTAAGTTACGATTATTCCGTATTTATGAATCTGAAAACGGGTTAAATATGCAAGGACGATACATCAAAGCAACAGCAGAAAATGCATTTATTTATGATTTAAATGCAACTATTATATCAAATAAATTACTAACTGATATAAGAGCTGATATGGCGCTTGAATATATTTTACAACAGACAGGATGGTCAATTGGTAAGAGAGAATTTGTTGGACAAATACGTACTATTGAATTTGCAGACAATATAACGGCTCAAGCTGGATTACAACAAGTTATTGCAGAATATAAAGCAGAAATTGATGCTTACGTAGAGAGCTTTGGTGGTCAAATCATTAATTATAAATTTGATTTAGTTGACGAACGAGGCAACAATACTGCAAAACGATTTGAGTACGCAAGAGACATTCAAGGTCTTAAACGAATTACAACTGATAAAACGATGTACACTGCTCTTATACCGCTTGGTAAAGATGGTTTGACAATTAAATCAGTTAATAATGGTTTAAATTACATTTATGATGATGAAGCGAACTGGCTGTACAACGACGGCAGAGAATATTTAAAAGGTGTCATAACAAAAGATACAATAACAAATGCGCAAGCTTTAAAAGATTGGGCGATACTAGAGCTTGAAAAAGTTAATCATCCTTTATCTACGTATGAGGTAGACGTGATATTACTAGCAGAGATGTTAGGCTATCAGCCACACCAAGTCACACTTGGAGACACAGTAAGAGTAGTCGACTTGGACATGGATATAACTTTATCTGCAAGAATCATAGAAAAGACAACTTCTTTTAGTGATCCGTCTAAAAACAAGGTTGTACTTGGTGATTATATCGAATTGGAAAACGTCACACCGCTGGCTATTTGGGAACTTCAAGCGCAAATTGAAGAAGCTAAAAAACAAATAGAAGAAACGAAGACGTGGAAAGTAGAATTATTTAGCACTAGTGGTTCTACTTTTAAAAACAATGCTGGTACTACACAACTTATTGCAAGAGTTTATGATGGGAAAACAAACATAACGAATAGTATTGAGCGTGGTGATTTTATTTGGGAGAAGATAAACAATGACGGTACACACGACTTAGTATGGGAAGACGCACAGACAGGCGTAGGTAATGTTGTTAATATATCTGGAGAAGACGTTTTTATCAATGCCACAATTAGATGTTCGGTTAATCAAGGAAGTGAAGCTAGCATATTAATGATTAATGAAGAAGAAAGTTATATGTATGCTGAACTTCCACGCGAATTTCCTGCTGGGATAGAAGTAAATTTATCGGTTATGCAGTGTGCGCAAATAGACGTGGAGAGTGGTTATATATACTGGTCGCAAGAATATTACGGAAGTAAAAAAAGTAAAGTCGGTGGTCAACAATCATACAACATTTATAGAACTACACTTGATGGTACTTTCGTCGATATGATGTGGGTTCTCGGCGGAGGACATGGGACTATGTTTGGTGTGGACACTTCGTCTGGTGAGGCGCACATCTGGTCTTATTATGTAACACCATTGCCCCAAGCAGAGAAGGCGATTGCAATGTTTAAATATGTCCCTTTTAAAGAACAATTTTACGATGAGTCAATGGCATTTAAACTTGAAGCGCCTGACGGTTTCCGAGTAACATACGATAAAACAAGCGACTATGTAGTTATGAGTCCAGGCGTTTCCAATTTAAGTATTAATGTTTTTAAAAAGTCTGATTTATTTGCCGGGAAAATAGCTCCTTTATATACATTTAGGACAAAAGACTGTGGATTTACAACTACTTTATATACGTTGCAAGGAATGCATGTAATGTTTCCATATGCGTATTTGTCAGCCGGAGGGAGTTTTACAGGCACTGATAAAAATCAAGTTTGGTGCTGGGATATGATTAATAATAGTTTAGTTTATCATCATATTTTTCAAAAAAAATATTATCCTGCACAAGGTTCAACTAACGAATGCGAAGGAGCGTATCCATTTCTTGATGCAAATGGCAAGCGAATGATGCAGCTAAATTTAGGGCAAGGAGAGGCGGGCAAACGATACAATCGTATTTATGCTATGCCAGAAGAAAGGATGTTGGATAATGACAATTAGAGCAGCAGCAGAAATGACATTGACAGATATTAATGATGCAATAGTTTCTGGTGAAGCACCATTAACCCCAACCATCGATTTACTGTGGATGGACAGTAGTGTGACACCAAACGTTTTACGAAGATGGGATGGAGAAAAATGGGTGAGTCAAACGTTAGATATTAAAGAAGCGGACCCGGAAATTAATGGAAAAATAGAAGAAGCAATCACTGTTGCGAATAATGCATTGATTGAATCAAGTATTAACCACAAACCAGTTTTTGATAAAATGCAACCAAGCGAACCTGTAGAAGGCGACACGTGGTTTAAAATAGATGAAGAGACCAAAACAATCGTTGGTGTCTATACATGGAATGGAAACAGTTGGGTAGAATTACCTCTGGATTACAATGCATTACGCGTGGGTAAACTTTCAGCTATCACTGCAGAGCTTGGTGATGTCAAAAGTGGTAGCATTACTGGTGCGGAATTTGTTCACAACATAAATTATAAAGATATCGATGATAACCTTTACACAGGGATCGTTAAAATGAATGATGATGGCTTCAATTCAACTTCATATTTGCCTACTGGTGTTGGCTCGGCAGTATTAGAAAGTATCATTAGTACACTAGGTGGATACAAAGTAGCGCAGAAACTAATCGATGTTGCCGGGGAAAGTAGCCTAGGAAATTCTATTTTAACTAGTAAATCTCTGCAGTTTAATGAGAATGGAAATATTAAGCTTTCAATTGATGCAGATTCGTTTTATGTAACAGAATGGCAAAATTTGATTTTGAATTCTGGATATTCCACAGCAGAAAGTAACACACCTCAGTACAGAATCATATGCGTTTTTGGAATTAGAATCGCCTTCTTCCGCGGTCAAGTTCAAAAATCAACTGCGTGGACTGCTACAAATAATGCTTTCGCTTCTGTTCCTTTTGAGGTCCAAACAACGAAAACCGCGATGGCTTACGCACCAACAAACAAAGCGAGTGGTGGGCGTGTTCATGCTTCATCAAGTAACGCGATGGGATTTATACCAGCGGAAACGAGTATTACTTATTTTGCGTTAAATCAATTATTTTATGTTTTAGATTAAAGCCGAGCAAGGCTTATTTTTTATGTCAAAAAGTAGGAAGTGGAGTGAATGAAAAAATGGTTGATAAATTTAAAGAATCAATTATTGAATAAGAGTTATAAAGATGTTTTTAGTATTCTTTTTTCTTTACAAGTATCTTTATTCAGCTTTGCGACAGGTGCATTTTTGATTATCAGAGGTGATGCAGTTGCAGAAGGAAGCGATACGTATAAATTGATGGATGACTTGATGAATATGGATACATGGGGACTATTCTTTATAGTCAGTTCTGTGTTGATTTTGATATCGATATTTCAAACAAGTAAAGCAAAATATATCAATATGCTGATTGGGGGAATCGTAGGAGTATTCATTTTGTTTCTTTACGCATCTGCTAGCGCAGAAGGTCAGTCGCAGTGGTTGCTCCCAGTTCGATACGGTTTGAGCGCTTGTTTTAATTTATTTATCGCTGGAGTGGGAGGTTTCGAATTGTGGAAGCTGAAAAACAAGTAGGATATGTGACGAGATTAGAACTACTAGAGCATGAAAGTAAGTTGAAGATAGATGTGTCAAAAGATATTGAGAAAATAGAAAACAAAGTTGACGTGTTAGGTGACGACTTAAGCGACTTAAAAGATATTGTTATTCCGCTTTCGATATCACTAGATCAAATTGCAAAAAATACAGAGAGAACAGCGACAACATTAGATCGCTTTGCAAGTGATACAACGATTCATTTACATGATCACGATATCGAATTGACGGAAATTAAAGCCAAATCGGAGAATGAGGAAAGGGCAAAAACAAAGGCAAAAACAAGCGACGTTGGCGTGACTGTCGCAATAATCGGTCTTATCGGAGCAGTGATTACAACAATAATTACAATTGCACCGATGTTATGGAAATGATAAGGAGGTGAGGAAAAATAATGAAAATTAACTGGAAAGTAAGAATGAAATCGAAGGTTTTCTGGTTGTCAGTTATCCCGCTAATTTTGGTGCTAGTACAGCAAGTACTTGGGTGGTTTGGCGTAACAATTCCTGCTGACACAATCAACAAAGAAGCGCTAGATATGATTAACAGTGTATTCCTGTTGCTTGGTGTGCTAGGAGTAGTGAACGACCCCACGACAAGCGGCACAAGTGACAGTGAGTTAGTTTTGAATAAAAATAGAAAGGATGAAGACAAATGAAATTTAGTAAAGGGCAAAAAATAAAAGTAGTTGATACAGACAGCGTAAAGAATGATAAGCAGTTAGACGAAACAGCTAAAAACATCATTGCTAAGAGTGATTACAGAGGAATAATTACAAAGATAGTTCACGATGAAGGAGAAAAATATTTATTCTTTGTCTCTTTTTATATTAATGATGAACGAGTAACGCAAGGATTCCGAGAAAATGAAATCGAAGGGGTGGAGTAAGATGGCTACAGTTAACGGAGTACTCTTTAGACAAAATCTAGTTTCTAGTTCAAAATATGGAATCAAAGCACCTAACACGATGAAACCAAAGAAAATCACTGTCCACAACACTTACAATGATGCTACATCACAAAACGAGACAGATTACTGTAAGAACAATAACAATGAAGTTAGTTTCCACGTTGCAGTCGATGATAAAGAAGCTATCCAAGTTGTTCCTTTTAATAGAAATGCGTGGCATTGTGGCGATGGCGGAAATGGATATGGAAACAGGAATACTATCGGTGTAGAAATTTGTTACAGCAAATCTGGAGGTTCCAAATATATAAAAGCAGAGCAAAATGCAATCAAGTATATTGCAGGGCTATGCGAACAGCAAGGAATTGCGGCTTCGAAAGATACGATTAAAAAGCATCAAGACTGGAGCGGTAAATATTGCCCACATCGTATCTTAGCGGAAAAGCGTTGGCCAGCAATGCAACAAGCGATTATAGATGAATACAATCGTATTAAATCTTCTAAATCACACACGCCAGCAAGTTCAAGCAAAAACACATACTACACAGAAAACCCACGAAAAGTTAAAACACTAGTACAATGTGATCTATACAATTCAGTAGACTTTACAACAAAAAACAAAACGGGTGGCACATATCCGCCAGGCACTATCTTCACGATTACAGGAATGGCTAAAACAAAAGGCGGAACACCTCGCTTGAAGACGAAGAGCGGTTACTATCTCACTGCTAACACGAAGTTTGTTAAAAAGATTTAGTTTAATGCCCTCGCGTTTGCGGGGGTTTTTTCTCTCTGAATACTCTATTATATGTTGTGAATGTAATTAAAATAATCTCAATCGAAAGGAAGTGTTCATAGTGCAATATGACGAAATTGTAGAATATGTTACAAAAATGATAGGAGAAGAGAATTTTAATGTTTTCCATATTACGAGAAAATATAGAATTGGTTATGATATAGCTCAGTCTTATATTAATGAGATGTTGAAAAATGGAATTATTAGCCAGATTAAAACTAGTGGTATTAATAATTCATATAAAATAATTGCATAAAGAAAAACGTTAACCACCCTAACCTCAACGTTAGGGCTTTTTTATGCAAAAAAACACCAGAATTGAATTCTGATGCTTTTCTTTTTTTGATTAACATTGCACGATGATGCGTAGTTAAAAGTTTGTTGATTAGATACAAAAAACTTCAACTGAATAATATTTTAGATTAATCCACTTTCTTTTTTGTCAATATAATCATAGAAATCGAAAGGTAAATCGAAAATGTCTTCGTATTTTTCGCGTTCGCTTTGAGATACATATGCCTGTTTTCTAATAGCGTATTCCGCTTCTTTTTTATTCCACGCTTCTTGCCGTTCTTTCTCTTTTTTAAGATTCAATTCATGAATTGATTTAGATAATTGATTGTCTGTGTCAGAAACAATACAAGAAGCATATTTACTTGATTTTATTCCTTGTACCGTGTTTATTTGATTAGATGCGCTAGAACCGTAAAATTTAACTGTTAATGCAACATATTCGTTGCCAGCTTCATCACATTCATATTCTGCGTAAATGTGATGATCTTGACACGCTTTTCCATCTTCTCTTTGAATTTCTAAAAATATAGCACCGTTTTCGATATTATCGAATGAATTATCAGCAACTATAGTGAATTCACAATCCTTGCTGTATTTACTTTTTAAGTGTAAATTAAAGTCCCTTGCAATTTTTTCTACAACTGCCTTGACATTTCGTTCTAGATATCTATCATTTTCAAATGCAAATTTATTCACTGTGATTCCTCCCGTTCCTTTACTATATACATATTATACTACGAATAATCGTAGTAGTCAATGGTTTTTATAACAGTTCTTCTTTTTTTTCTTCCAGCACAGCAATCGCATTATTTAGTGCTTTTTTAACATCTTTTTCTATATCTGCATGCGTTTCATTTTCGAATCGATTAAATGTAAAAGGGAGCACTTCAATATTCGCAGATTCAAACTCTTTAATTAAGCAGTATAATTCGAATTCTTGTGTAGGAAATGACAACTTATGCTTATCTAATAAATATTTAAATCCTGCAAGATCGTCATAACTTTTTTCCAATTCTGCTAGCTCGATGAAAACATCAAATGTAGATATTCCTGCACACATTGAGAGTGCGCGCAAGAATGAAACAGAATACTTGTTTAACTCTTTTTTATTGTAATCGTTCAATGTGTTTTGCGAGATACCAGTCAGTTTGCTTAACTGATACCTCGTTTTATTGTGTTTTTTTAAGAATTCATCTAATAGTTTTATTGACATATTTTTAGTTCAACTCACTTTTTATAATTACTTCTTGTCTATCGTGTTTTTCCTTATCTTCATCTGTAGCTAGTTTAAAATCATCTTCATTAGTTACTACAAAGTTAATATAATAAGTTTCATCTTCAATATCTAATCGTGTTGATTGCACTAAAGTTTCGTCTAAATATAGTTTGTCATCATCAAGCATACAAAGGTCTACTGCATACGCTTCATTTTTTGTAATAACTAAGTAGTCAGAGTCATTAAGTAAATCCTGCGAAAACGCTCGTGTTTGTTCTAATTCTTTACTGATAATTGCTTCAAATTCATTCATCGCGTCATAATATCTTTTTTGTGCCGTTGTTAGTGTCATTTTAATCACATTCCTTTTCTATAATATAATTTTAAGCTGCTGTTTGTGGAAACAAGTGACTGTGTAGTTTAACTGCTTTCATTGCACAAGCCCAAACACTTAAGCCGAAATTTATTTTAGTTTCATCTTTTACACTAGTGAATTTTTCATCATCTGAAATATTAAAGTGTAAGCCTAATTTTCGCTCAGCCCAATTCCACGCTTTAAGTTCTTCGCTTTTAGAGATGTGTTTGATTTCTTTTTCTACTTCTTTAACTTCTTCTTTTGCTTTAGACCACGCGGCTTTTAAACATACGGAGAAAGTTTTTTCTTTGTCTGTGTAACTTGCCCATTCGATATCACTTAACCAAACATTGCTATCGTTGAACCAATTCCAAGCTTGTTTCATAATTTCAGCCTTGTTATACATTGTATTTTCCTCCCGTTCCTTTACTATATACATATTATACTACGAATAATCGTAGTAGTCAATGGTTTTTATTGGATTAATTTTTTACAGTAAAAAAACATCAAACCGAAGTCTGATGTTTTTTTCCTTACATTTCATAGTAAGTAGTTAAAATTTGTAGCTTCTTTTCGTGCTAAATAAAATTAAATACATAGAAATTTACATTGCACAATGCGTAATTAAAACGCGCCGAAACAGCGCTAGAACTTATTAAGTTCTTGAATATATAATAACATGTCTTTGTGAAAGCGTCAACAAAAAACACCCCGAAAAAATTTATTCGAGGTTGCTGTTATATTCATTTATTTTTAAAAGGGATGTCAAACAGCTAATCGTTGAATGAAATAATGAACGAAAATCGTTCATGTGAATATTATTACACATATTTTTATGCAACACAATACTTTTTAATGCTTGATTTTAAGAACGTTTGTTCGTATAATGTTAGCAAGAGGTGAAGAACATGTATAATTTAATGGATGATATTTTAGAGCATTCTATTGTTTTAGAGGATGCACTTAAGCGTAACTGGTCAATAGAAGTACTATTTTTAAAGAACAATCATCATATGCGATACAAGTATGTAGTTCCTGTTTATCTGGACCATGAAAGAAACATAGTTCAATTACAGCGCTTTGACGAACGAATAATTGACATTAATATAGAAGATATTGTTTTTTGTGAGGTTATGACATGAGAAAATATAGCTTTAATGATTTTAGGTATATTTGCTATGTGGAAGGGAAGAAGAAAGCTGTAGAAAAGTTGTTTTCTAATCTAATAGCTAACAAGGATATTAATTTATTATGCAAAAAAATAGTAAAAGATGATTTAATTTTACATGATATATACGAATATTATAAACGATATTTATGA